TTCGTTTGCATCATATTCCGTCGAAGTGTCTTCGCCTATAGCAGTTAATGCTGTCATGATTGAAGTTCCAGATGGATCAGCTCCACCATTTGCCGATGCCGATGCGTATTCTAAATCTACATCAGTACATCCGCCGGCGGGTACTTCAAGGCACACAGCCCTTACTTCGGTAATAACACCATATTTGGCAACTGTCATTTTCGTGACAAACGCAGCCTTAGAGTCCTCACCAATAACATAGGTGTCGGTACCCGGTGCTTCGATGTCCTGCGCAGACGTTCCCAAATCAACAACGATTTCAGTAATAAGCTCATTGCCTTGTCGGTGCTGAGTTGCGCGGGCGATGGCGCCTTCAATTCCGGCACCAGCCTCAAGATCAATCGTCTTTCCTTGCTTCTCTACGGCGTAAAGTCTTTTACGTCCAATTCTTCTATTTCCCATAATAATTTCCTCCTTTTATGGTTATTGCAATAACCCGACTTTTAATCAATGATTGTATTCCAGCCACTTCGGAATACTCTCTTTCTAGGGCAGTGGCCTCGCCCAAGGAGAATAAAACTCAAGTCACCTATAAGTAGTTGTTACAAAAGCAAAAAACCCCCAATCCGAAGATTGAGGGTTCTTATATATGGTACAGAAAGTACAAGCTATATTAGCTAGTAGCGCCTTCCTCACCGAGCAGTCCGCGAACCACAACGAGTCCGTACATATCAGGACGCACCATCTTCTTGGCATAACGCGTCATGACGCCCTTACGGGGCACGAAGTCGTCTGGTCCAAAGATAGTAGGCGTTACCTGCAGTGGAACGTATGGAGCGTAAACATATCCGCTCTCAAGGAAAGAGTTTCCTCTACGTCCAACAAGGACAACGTTACGAGGGAAGTAAGGATCAACCATTACGTCCCACTTCTTGGAAATGGAGCCAACATTGACGGCACCAATCTGTCCCTTGTCATCATCATGCGTAACCTTAGCGCGGAATCCAGAGGTGAACTCAAGGATATTTGCGACTTCGGGAGAACAAACGATGAAGTTTGCACCGCCGCGAAGCGTCTTACGGTGAATCTGAGCAGAAACGTCATTGATGGTTTCAATGAGAGTCTCATACCACTCGGAAACAGTACCGGTGAAGTCAGGAGCAGCCGAAGCAGCACCAAGCTCAGCACCAGTCTCTTTGTTAACGAACAAGCCGGGAGAACGCGACCAGTAATAGGTTGCAGCCTTAGCCCCACCAATCAAGTCGCCAAGGATTTCCCTGTCGATTTCAAGAGCAATCTGCTCCGAAAGGACAGAAGTAAGCTCAACCTCAGCATCCAAGTTGTGATAGGCGTTCAAGTCCTGCCCGAGTTCGGGAGACCACTTAGCCTTCAGCTTCTTGGTTTGTGCGGTGACACTTACGGAATCCACTTGGATTTCGATTTCTGGGATTTCAGATGCATTCTCAAGTCCCCAACTAGTGGTACCAACAACGGAACCAAGAGCGTTGGAAGAGCCAGCATTTGGCGTTCCACCGAAGTTATCAGTGAGACGATAGCTCAAGGAACATTCAGCAGCTTCATTAACATCGCACACAGCCTTTGTTGCTCCCGTTACGAAGAGCAAGATTGTCGTGGTAGACGAGCCATCTGCAATGTTACTAGCAGAGCCAGACCAGCAAGTCAAACGACGTACTTGGCTAGCAGCGATACCAGTTCCACCGCCGCTGTCGTCCGCGTTGCCAGCAGTCAACAGTCCGTGGCGAGAAGCGCCAGAGTCAATCATGGTAAAGTGACGCAATCCGCGAGCGGATGTATCAGCTTGACTGAAAGAGCTAGCAGTAACTTCGAAGACACTGACGAGAGTACCAGACGGCAAGTCTGGATCGAATCGACAAAGCTTCTCGATGTTCGTATCAGCAGTAGTACTACCACCAATCGCACCAGAAGCAAGAAGATTCCACTCGTAACCTGCGCCAACCGTAGTTTGCGAACCAGTTGGGCTAGAATAGCCAGACTGGACACCGAAGGGCTGGTTATCCTCGTTAATGTTACCCATGGAAACACCACCAGTCAATTGCTGACCGAGGACGCCTTGTCCGTAGATGGATGCATCGCCTTCATAACCGAGACGGTCCGCGGCGGTGATATCAGAACCCTCGCCTTGAAACTTAAAGTCAAGGAAGAAGATGAGTCCAGAGGGTAAGCTCATGGGCTGGACGCTAACTAAGTCGTTAGCAATAAGAGAACCAAAGACACGACGAACGATGGGGAACGCAACTGCTGCGAAACCTTCAACGTCACCTTGGCTCATAAGAGAAGCTTCTCGGAGAAGCTCCTTGGCTTGATTTTCAAGAAGGCAAGCCATATTGTTCTTACTGATGTCGGTGTTAAGTCCCTCCAAAAGTCCGGTGCGCTCCCACTTGTTAAGCAGAGCCGCGCCTTCCTTGGCGAGATCACGACGAACAATACCTTCTGTTAGTTTTTCAACGATAGACATTGTATTAATACCTCCTAAAGTATGTATCTATTATTTAATGCCGGCTAGTCTTTGCATTCTAGTTACGGCAGATTCCTGAAGATTATCTTTTTGAGACTTTCTTCTAGGTAAAATAGAAGTACGCCCAGATTGTCTAGTCAGCGCTTCGCCCAGTGATTGTGGAGACGATGTGTTGCTCCGCACTGTGCCTTGAAGGGTTTCGTAGATAGTCTTTGCTTCTTCTACAGAATGTGCATTCGTAATGGCTTCGACAATTTGATTTTTTTGTCGCTCATTCAAGGAGGCATTAATTAATACACGATTTGAATATAGTAACTTAGCATTCGTGACAATAGATTCTTCTAATTTGTCCTTCAACTGCAAAGTCACCGTTTTAAATCTTTTATTTTCACTTTTAAGGGTTGTAACTTCTTCCTCAAGCTTTTTCAGCGAGGACTGAAGTTCATCATTTTCTTCCTGCATTTCATCTGACATAGCTTTTGCCATTGCCATATCCATAGCAGTCTCTAATTCTTCTTCGGTAAGTCCCGTCGAGGACATACCAGATGCGTGGGGCTCATAGTCAACTTCAAGTGCTTCAGCCACCATTCTTTCTAATTCATCATTGTCGATATCAACCTCATCGTCGGTGAGTCCCATCTCTGAGGCTTCGTCGTTGACAAGATCTGCAAGCGCAGACAAGTCAACTTGGACTTGATCATCGTTTTGTGCGCTGGCGAAATCTTCAATTTTGCTGTCAACAATCTCATCCGAGCTATTCTTGTTGGCATCTTGCAAAAATTGTGCGAGTTCTTCTGGTGATATATTAATATCAATTGTGTCGCCCTCGTCAGGCGTATCGAGCGAGAAGGTGTCGTCTAGGGAGCTTACGGCTTCGCCCTCCATATAGGAAGGTGTAATGAGATTCTCGTCTTCAAACGTGGAAGTCTCTTCCTCTTCTGCTCCTTCGACGGGTGGTGCAGCAGCTTCGGCTCCCTCCCCGGCTGGTGCGCCACCTAAATCTAGCCCACCCTCTTCTTGCTCTAATAAGTTATCAACTGCTGACTTGACTTCGGTTGAGTATTTCTCCAAAATCATCTGCTCTGCGTTCTTCAACGCGGCATTTTTTAAATTAGCGGCATCAACAATCGCTTGCTTTAATAAAGACATCTATAAAACTCCTAGGAAATGAAATATATATTCAGAATAAATAGTTGTATTAACGAGAAAAGGCAATTCTTTAAGTTAACTGATGTCACCAAGTGCTTAAAGCTACTCTTTTCCAAGTATCAGTTGCAATACAGATATATAGGTAGTTGGCGTCCCAACAGATTTCACCTTGTTGTCCCATGTCGGATGCGGACGATGGAGTCCATTGGTTTCGTATTCGAATCGATGATGAGTCTACATCAAGAGCAGGCTGACTTGTCTCGGTTACTGTCCTGCTCATCAGTGCAAATTCGAATTCAGCATGAAGCGTAAATTCATTTGTGCCTATAGCATCAGGAATAGAACGTTCGCCATCAATATTGTCGCCGGCTGAATATCCCCACGACGCCCACTCGTCTTCGTACCCAAGCTTAAACCAAGAAATTATATTGGATGCGGCGGAATGACTTCTTGGGTCGACATAATTTCCGCTATTGTAAATCTCTGCTATCTCATCAGATGTTAAAAGCTTATTCCAGAAAACTAAATCTTGTATGGCGGCTCCGTCGTCCAAGTATACTTTAACTTTATCGATAGTCGGAGTACTGCCTCCCACTGCAGAATATCCTGTACCGTTTATCTCAGAGCCATTTTGCCAAAGCCTAGGCACCCCACTGGACAGATTACTAACACTGAAATGCGCAACGATGTGATACCATGTTTGCTCTGCATGGTTGGTATCGTACTCGCCATAATCATTGCTGCCGGCTGTATTCTCGTATACTACTCTTACATCAGGATATCTACGCACTACAGAATGTGTCTCGGCACTCCCCTCATAGAACCAAACTCTACAGTTAGAAGAGA